TGATGCACAAATGGCTTTCTTTGGTACTGGTTGCATTATCAACGAACAAGTAATTCTACAAGACCAAGAAGGAGTCCTTGCTTGGGTTTCTGAACGTCTTGCAGTTGCAATGAGACAAGCTGAGGATCTAATCCTTAGAGACTACATTGTATCTGCTGCTAGCCAAATTAATGCAGGTGGAGGCTCAAATGGAGACAATCCAACGAATTTGGGTATCACCGACTTTTCTCTCGTGGCTGCAACTCTTGATACAAATAACGCTTATAAATTTATGAGCGGAATCGAGGGTATGGACCGTTTCGGGACAGGTCCTGTAAGAAGTAGCTATTTTATGCTTTCTTCTACAGAACTTCAGGCTGACTTTGATGGATTACAAGGCTCTGGATTCCTTTCTCAATGGAACTATCCTACTAATGCATCAGCTCTTCCTTCTGAATATGGTAACGTGTTCAACATCAGAATTCTGACTAGCTCAGAAGCTCCTGTTGCTCGCGGAGCATCCGATTTAGGAAGCGACGTATATTACAATACCGTTCTCGGTAAACAAGCGATCACACACATTAATCAGGACGGCTATAGCATGAACCTGATTTATAGAGATCCTTACTATTCTGGAATGCTCGCACAAAACGCGACTTTAGCGGTTAAATTCGCTCAAGCGCAAGCGATCACTCAAGATACAGCCATTCGTAACCTTTTAAGTACTCGTTCTTCGAGTTTGGGGGTGTAACATGACTGAATATTCAAGAATGGCAAAAGGTAGATTCGTATCAACAGGCGCATCGCAGATCATTAATCTGCCATTCGTTCCTGATTATGTGGAATTTATCAACTATACTGCTTCAGCTTCTGGTGCAGACAATGGCGTTCCTAATGCACATTGGGATGCTTTAATGGGTCAGGGTGTTGCTGTAATTGATCGCTTCCAAGCGGCCAACCAGTTAACCACAGACACAGTAGATACTTTGGGTATCAGCACGTTTACTGCTGGTCAAATGCTTCAATTTGGAGCAACTCAAAGCGTATCAACGATTACAAAGGCAGATCCTGCCGTTGTGACCGCTACTGCTGCACACGGACTAAAAAGTGGAGACGTAGTCGTATTCCAAAACTTGTATCAGACAGCTACAACTGGTATGCCACAAATTGATGGTATTCCGTTTACTGTAACTGTTACAGGTGCGACTACTTTCACAATCGCATGGAATACAAACCAGTCGAATTATACAGCTTATGATACTGCTACGGCTACAGTGGATGCTACCTTCAAACAGGTATTATATCCTTATCTGTATGCACCGGGCGTAAATATCATTACTGCTATTACGACTGGAAGTACTACAACAATCGATACAACTTCTGCTCACAACTTTGTTGTTGGTCAAGAAGTTGCAATCAGAATGCCACAAGTTCAGGGAGTTTCTCCGACTGCTTGGGGTGATTCAAGATACAATTCGTTACCAAATAGCTTAACTCCGGGCTCTCCGCAGTACGGTTATGTAATTGCTGTAACGGATTATAACACTGTTGTAGTGAATATCAATTCTACTGGCTACACAGCTTACAATAGCAACATCCCTGTGGCGAACGTCTCCGGACTTTCTTATCCACAGATTGTAGCTGTAGGTGATGTGAATACAGGTGGAGTTCAGATATCGAGCGGATCAGCTCTTTATCCACCTCCGTTTACACGGCCAATTGGAAACACAACCGTTAATACAATTAACGGACCTGCGATCCAAGGTGCTTACTTCAATAACACATCTCAAGGTTTCATCATTGGAGCAGGCGCTGCTCAGGGTGATGCTTCTGCTATCCTCATTGGAGCTGCAGAAGATGTGATCTATTGGAGGGCTTACCTTCACGATCTGTCTATTCCACAATAGATAACAAAGGGATGGAGGGGGCTTAAAATGTCCCCTCCATTAAATTGAAATGTGTTAACCTATCCTCCTTATAAAGGATGGTTTATGAAGAAGTGCAACAAATGTAAATGTGAAAAAAAGTATGAATTTTTTCCTAAATCTAAGAAATCAAAAGATGGACATAATCCTTTATGTAAATCATGTGCAAATAAAAGACAAAGAGATGCGCGAATAAGCAATGCAGAAGTTTATCAAAGACAATTATACAACAGCAGATTAAAGCGTAGGCAAAAAAAGGGGTGGGATTTAGATCTTCCAAAACTAAGATATAGAGGCAAAGGATATTTAGATAAAAAAGGCTATAGAGTTCTCAATAAAAAAGGAAATCCTTACTTAACAAGAAAAGATAATCTTATTATGGAACATGTTCTAGTCATGAGTGAATTCCTAGGAAGAAGACTAGAAAAGGGAGAAACTGTCCATCATAAAAATGGAATAAAAGATGACAATAGAATTGAAAATCTAGAGCTTTGGAGCAATAGGCATCCCCCTGGTCAAAGAGTAGAAGATCATATTGATTGGGCAGTAGAGCTTTTAAAAAAACATGGATACAAAATAACGAAAACTAAAAATGAGTAATACTATATTAAGTTTTCCGATACCGGCTTATGCAAACGTTCCAATACAGGCAGATTTTTATCAGCCAAATAGATTTGTGATTTCATCAATCTCCTTAGGGGATACGACGACCATCACGACAACAGAGGATATGAATTATGTACTGGGTCAGTTAGTTAGACTCATCATTCCACCTCAGTTCGGTACTCGCACTCTCAATGAGAGACAAGGATATGTGATAGCAATTCCATCATCAACACAAGTCACTTTGGATATCGACTCCAAGGGGATGGACGCTTTCATCAATGCTACAGCACGAACAAAAGCTCAAATCCTAGCAATAGGAGATATCAATTCCGGTCCAATAAACATGGGCCGTAATAATAATACAACATACATTCAGGGAAGCTTTATTAATATTTCACCTAATTAGGAGATTATGACAGTTAAGAAACCAAAAGTTAAAGAATCTGAACTCGATAAAATGCAAAAGCAGTTTGATGAGTTTGATACACAAGTCAAAGAAATGACTCAAGATAGAATGAATGCTGCGCCAAAACAAGAAGTTGAGGCTCAAACAAAGCTGTCTCAGAAAGAAATCGAGAATTCTCAAAAACTTTGGCTAAAACCTAAGAAAACTTTAAGCGACCGTCAGAAATTTAATGAAAATTTTAGATCAGCATGGAACTACGCTAAAGAATATGTCCAATTCATTGCAGAACATAAAGAGATTATCGGCGAGACCATAGAAATGTGGACGCATCCTTTCGGTGGAGTTGGTGCTGAATTCTGGGAAATTCCTACAAATAAACCTGTTTGGGCTCCTAGATATGTGGCTGAACAGATTAAAAAGTGTAATTACCACAGACTCCGTATGGATGAGAATACAATTACAGGCAGTGAAGGGCACACTCAGTATTTTGGACGTATGGTAGTTGATACCGCTGTTCCAAGATTGACGGCTACGCCTGTGAATTCAGGTAAATCAATCTTTATGGGAGCTGGTGTTGCAGCTTGATGAATTTACTTTAGCGCTTTACAATATGCTCCTTATTAAGGAGATGTATGAAAAAGTGTTGTACATGCAAAGAAACAAAAGAATTAACTGAGTTTTATAAAAAAATACGACAACCTGATGGATTAGATCGTCAATGTAAAAAATGTGTAAAAAATTATTATTTAACAAATAGACAACGAAAATTAAATAATCAAAATGAATATAGAATAAAAAATTTAGAAAGTATATCTATAAGAGAAGCTTTACGCAGAAAAAATGATGATAATCGATTCGAAAGAAATAGGTTAAAACATAAAAATTGGCGAGATCGAAATAGAGAAAAATTAAATGAATATGGAAGAAAATGGTATCAGAATAACAAAGAGAAACGTAGAGCGAATGTTATGTTAAAAAGAGCTATAGATATAGGTAAAATTTCAAGACCTGATTTTTGTTCAGAATGTGGCAACAAGTGTAAACCAGATGGTCACCATAATGATTACACTAAGCCTCTTTCGGTGATCTGGTTATGTAAAGTTTGCCATATGAGAAAATCACCAAGGACAGTATTACTATGATGCTTTTGAGCGACATAATTACTTATGTTAGAAGAATAATTAAAAGTCCAAGTAATGCTGTTATTTCTGACAACTTAATCATAGATTATATAAATAGATTTTATATAGTTGATCTTGATGCGCGCATACAGCTTTTTGATCTGAAAACGAAATATCAGTTTCAGACGACACCAGCTATAGATAAATACAACATGCCTCTTTATAGCGTGCAAACGCAGCCTGGAAATCAAACTATCGGCATGTTTCCAGTATATCAGGGCTTTACAGGTCCGGCTTACATAAATGGCGTGCAGGTTCCTCTGTACACTCAGAAGAATCAGTTTTTTAATATCTTTCCAAACATCGTTCAGAACCTTGGTGTAGTAGCTACAGGGGACGGATCGTCTGGCCCGTATGATATTCAAATTCCAATATTACCAGGATCTACACCTCCAAATCCGCCTTTAGATGGGGTTTTGAGAGGTCATATTGACATTACAGGAATAATCGCTACCGGCAATAACATTGATCCTCCTATTGCTACTGATGCAACAGCAGGCGCTGCCATAGCATCTACTCCAGTAACAAGTGTTGATTCGGCAGTCTACCTTACTGCTTTGGGTGCTGATAACTCAAATGTAGTTGTTGCAGATAGCGGATGGTTTTTGAGTAATGATCAAAACTACGGGCTTCTAATGCAGCCTGGAAAGGCGCCGTTGGGGAACTTAAGACTTACAGGCGACTATGATACCTTTGACAATACTATCAACTATATTACTGGTGAAGTTAACGTTACTTTTCCGGTGATCATTCCTTCTGGAAATAATATCTCAGCTCAGGTCTTTTTCTTCCAGACAGGGCTTCCTCGAGGCGTTCTTTTCTACAATAACACTCTTACTTTAAGAAGCCCTCCAGATCAGCAATATTTGGTGGAAATTGATGCATATCTATCTCCTGCAGCCTTCTTAAACACAGCAGCGGCTATTCCTTTTGGATATATGGCCGAATATATAGCCAGGGGAGCTGCTAGGAAAATTCTTTCCGATACAGGAGATATTGAACAATTCCAATTCTACGAACCTCTTTTCAGAGAACAAGAGCTTCTTGTGTGGAAAAGAAGTCAGAGGCAATGGACTGCTACAAGAACAGAAACAATCTACAGCCAGGGCTTTTCGCAAGGTAGCGCGAATAATGGTTTTGGTGGAGGAATAGGTTAATGACCTTTACATATAATAATGCAGTGCCAGCTGCCAATGATAATCCTTCTGTTGATCAACCTGATATGCTGATTAATGTTCAATCTACAGAGAGTTTAATAGCGGTTGATCACATCAGTTTTAACACAGCCAATGGCGGAACTCATAAGCAAGTCACATTTAACAATGTTGCCGCTCCAGGCGCTCAAACAGATCCACAGTCTATTCTATATACAAAAGCAGGAACAGCTTCCACAAAAGCTGAAATGTTTTTTAGAAATGAAAATGGAGTTTTCCAAGTAAGTCCTATTAAGGCTTGGGGGTTTGCAGATTCTGGAGGAAATATTATTGGATCTCAGTCTTTAAATGTCGCTTCTATTACTCCTGCGGGAACAGGTCGATATAACGTCGTTTTGACTGCCAATGCAGTTAATTCCAATCAATTTGCGATAAAGGTTTCTTCGTTTATTACATCTTCTGCCAACGGAACTCAATCCGGTTACAATATTACTGGGGTAGGTACTTTCCAATTAGTGTTTCTTAGACTTGATGGAACAGCATTTTTAAACCCTACGAATTTTTCATTTGAAGTATTGCAGGTTTGAGGACAAATGGGGGAAAAAATAGTCATTGGTCCCATAGGCAAAGGTCTAAGAAACGATGTTACACCATTTAATATCGACAATGACTCTTTCCCTGTCCTAATCAATGCCTATCAATGGAGAGGAAGAGTAAGACGTAAAAGGGGAACCTCTCTTCTGAATCGTTTGAAAAGATACTTCGATTCTGCAAATCCATCTTATGGATCCACAACCTCTTTTGTTCTTGTCGCAGGCGCTGGGAACATTTTAAGCGCATTTGGTCTTCAGACAAATGGTAATATTGTTCCAGGAAGTGTGACTTTAACAGATGTTACAGCTGGAAATACCTACACAGATGATGGGCTGGGTGTGCTCACAGGGGTTCCAGGAGGTACTGGAACAATCAATTATGCTACTGGCGCTATTACAATAGCAGGCGGAGCTGGCAATACTATAAATGCTGTCACATTCAACTATTTCCCTGATCTTCCTGTTATGGGCCTCGAGGACTTTACGTCTGAATCCGTTCAATTTCCAGGAACTTTAGGATTCGATACTACTTACTCATACAACATCACGACCGCGTTTCCATATAACGTTTACGATGTAAGCTTCTATAAAAACCCTCCTACAGGCGCCTACGTAGGCTATACCGAGAAAACAAATATTACGCCAACCTCATGGAATGGCCAAGATTATCAGCAGTTTTGGACAGTCAATTACCAAGATGCTTTATGGGCTACAAATGGCATTAATGTACCATTTGATACAACGAACATTGGAATGCAATATAACACCATTACGGCTATTGCAATTGTTGCTGGGGGGCCTCCTGCAATAGTGACAATCACCACCACAACTAATCATGGCTTAGTCGTAGGCGATTTTGTGTTTATCAATGAAGTTGTAGGCATGACTGGAATCAATTTTCAGACTGGATATGTGACAGCAGTTCCTGCTGCTAATCAAATAACAGTAGAATTTCCTAATGCAACGATTGGCGGCGTATATGCTTCTGGAGGCATTGTACAATACTTGACCAATCGTTCGGATGTTACCAAAGATTGCTTGAGATGGTATGACGGAGACCCTACAAATGGTAATGCAACCACTCCTATATTAAATGGACATTTAGGTTGGGTAAATTTTGCTCCACCACTATCCCAAGACAATTTTTCAATAGCTGATCTTCCTGCAGACCAATATTACCTGGTCGGTGCGAGAATGATTATTCCTTTCAAAGATAGGCTATTATTCCTGGGGCCTGTTGTTCAGACATCATCTCCCAATAGCCAGGTCTATTTGAAGGATACGGTAATATATAGCTTAAATGGGACGCCATACTATACGGCCTCGTTTACAGGGGATGTAGATAGCTCTGCTACTGTGTTTACGCCAATATTAGTTCCTACAAATCAAACAGCTCTTGCTCCTGCATATTTTGGCGATTCTCCCGGATTTGGTGGTTTTATTGAGCTTGGGGGAGATCAGGAAATAATCACAGTTAGCGCAAACGAGGATGTACTCATTGTTGGTTTTACCAATATGCAGACTAGGCTCGTATACAGCGGAAATGATATTGTCCCTTTTAATTTCTTCATTATCAATTCGGAGCTAGGTTCTGGAAGCACTTTTTCTGCCGTTAATATGGACAAGGGTGTCATTACAAAGGGCGGGAGGGGATTTGTCATCACAGGACAGACTGAAACAAGACGTATTGATCTACAGATTCCAGATGAGGTTTTCCAAGTTCGCCTTGAAGACAATGGACCGGAGAGAGTGTGTTCTCAAAGAGACTACATCAACGAATGGATGTACTTTACCTATCCTGTAAACCAGATTAATTATAGGTTCCCTACTCAAACCCTTCAATATAACTATCGTGATGATTCGTGGGCTGTATTTAGAGAAAGCTACACAACTTATGGATCTTTCCGTAAACAGACGGGCTTTACTTGGGCAACCGTTGGGACTGTATATCCGACCTGGTCTGCTTGGAATGCCCCTTGGAATGCTGGAGCATCAACTCTTCTTCAACCTGAAGTAATTGCTGGTAATCAGCAGGGTTTCGTCATGGTAAGAGATGATGGGACAGATGAGGGAAATTCTCTTTATATCCGAGATATATCAGGAGGTACGGTTACATCTCCAGATCATTGCTTAACTACCGGTGATTATATCATTATCAGCGGAGCTCTAGGTACTGTGGGCCCTGTAGTCAATGGCAATATTTATTCAGTGAGAGTCTTAACTGCGGATACATTCACATTAAACCCTCCAATAGGAGCTGGATTCACATATCTTGGAGGGGGCCTAATCAAGAGAATGTATATTCCATTTGTGCAGACCAAACAATTCCCTGTTGCTTGGGGAATTGCTAGGAAAACAAGACTTGGGCCTCAGCAATATCTATTTACCACTACAGATGAAGGTCAAGTGACTCTTCTAATCTACTTAAGCCAGAATGCAGACGATCCATATAACAATGGTCCGATCATTCCTGACTCGAATTCTACAAATAACGGACTCATTTATAGCACGGTTCTTTACACGTGTCCCGAAAGTACGAATTTGGGCCTTACACCTGCTAATATCAATCTCAACATGGTAACGGCTCTTGCTCAGGCTCAAACATGGCACCGCATGAATACATCACTTCTAGGGGATACAGTTCAACTTGGATTTACTTTGAATGATGAGCAAATGAGAGATACTGATTTTGCTAGCCAGTTTACTGAGATAGAGCTCCATGGGATAATCCTTGATGTGAATCAATCGCAGGTACTTGCATGAGTGCTAATGTTGTTAATCAAGTTGCCTACTTAAGGACTAGTAGGGAATTTCCTCCTGAATTAGAACAGCTATGTGTAGAAGTTGATAAAGCTTATATTGATACTTCAAATGCTATCAATAATAGGACTATATCGATTTTTCCTGTAAACAAACCAGCCATTAATGGTGAATCATGGTTTTTAACTGGAAATAAAAAAAGACAAGCCTTCAGAAAGGTTTTTACTTTCACCACCACAGCCAATATCCCTCATGGGGCTGACGTAAATGATTTTACTCAGTTTGTTCGTTGCTTTGGTACATATACCGATGGAACTAATTCTTATGGCCTACTTTATGGAACGAATGTGGCAGTTGCTGGGCTAATCTCTTTCTATGTTACATCCACGGATATTGTGTTTGTGCTTGGAGCAGGAGCCCCAGCTTTAACCAGCGGCATTATTGTTTTAGAATGGTTAAGCTCTCCCTAAATGGCATTATAAGAAATTACTTTAGGGTGATATTGTAATAGAAAAAGAGGTTTCTATGTCTTCTATGTCAGGTGCTACGGGTGGAATGGGTAATAAAATCCCTTCTGGATATAAAGCTGGTAGAATGCAGCAGTTTACGCCTGAGCAAATGCAGCTCTTTAGTAGCATGTTTGGTCATCTTGGGCCAGATAGCTTTCTTTCAAAATTAGCCAGTGGCGATGAATCTACATTTTCTCAAATGGAAGCTCCCGCGTTAAAACAGTTTTCTGGTTTGCAGGGGAATCTTGCTTCTCGTTTTAGCGGTATGGGAATGGGAGCAAGACGTAGTAGTGGTTTCCAAAACACCTCTAATCAAGCAGCTTCTGATTTTGCTCAAGGCCTTCAATCTAAAAGGCAAGACCTACAAAGACAAGCGCTTGGTGATTTAATGGGATTTAGTAATAGTCTTTTAGGACAAAGGCCTTACGAGAATTTCTTAACAGAGAAAAAACCTAGTTTTCTAGAGAGCTTAATGGGTGGACTAGGTCAAGGATTGGGAAGTATGGGTGGTCAAGGTGGTTCACTTGGAATGTTAAAAATGCTCGGTTTACTTTAGGAGATAACATGGTTCAAATTATTCCGAGAAATCAACCTACATTCGGCGAAAGAATATCAGCAGGTATTACTCAAGGAGTAGATCGTGGATCTCAATATGCTGGCATGGCGATGGAGAATGCTATGCAGCAGAAATCTAAACTTGCCGATATGCAGAGAAAACAACAGTTTGCTCAGCAAATAATGGATGATCCAGCTCTTGAAGGCCTTCCTCTAGCAACAAGACGTCTATTAGCGAATGAAGCAGCAGGTCTTACAAGTGCTCAAGCTACAAAAGCGACCTTAAACTCTCTTAGGGAGGTAGCTTCTGATGACCGCCTTGGAGAAATTCTTGGTGATGGTTCTGGAGGATTATCTCAGGGTCAATCTTCAGATTCTCTAGGAATGCAATCTGATCAAAATCTTGATGCTCCTTCAAGATCTACAGGAAGAAATTATGAGGGTGAAATTCAGAAATGGCAGAAAATTTTAGCTGATCGAGACCCAAGAAATAGAGATTTTGCTAAAGCCAAAATTGAAGAACTGAGAAGACAACAGGAAATTGGCAGAAAGCAGTTTATTGATGAAAGAAATTTCCAAACTCAATTTTCAAAACCTATAGAAGAAAAAGTCGCTAATCTTCGAGAGGCAATTCCAAGAAAGGAAAGTGCTCTTAACCTTGCAAGAAGTTCGATTGAAAATGGTGATCTAAGTTTCTTCTCGAAAGACAAGCTTGCTGATTTTACCGGTATAGATGCTTTTAGAACAGCTAAGGGAGCTCAGCTTGTTACAGCAGGAAAGGAGAGCTTGCTTAACAATATGGGAAGAGTTAGCGCTAAAGCTCAGAATATCTGGTTCGAGCAGAGATTGAATAGCATGTTCCCTAAGATCGGACAATCTAATGAAGCCAACCTTACCATTCAAGAAATGATCGAAGGTGAGTTGGCAATGGACAAACTCTATCAAGAAACATTCGATAGACTTACATCTCAAGATGAAGAGAATTTTGGCTATGTAAAAAAAGACATTGATAAGAGAACTCATCAATCCATCAAGGAGAAAGAGAAAGAGATATTTAACAGAACTAGTTACAGAATCAAAGAGTTAGAAGAACAAGAAAAAGGTCTTGAAAAAGCCACAGCGAGAGTAGGAAAAAATGTTGTTAAAGGTACTCCTTTAACTTTAGGCATGGCGAAGCTTTACAAAGACAAATATGGACAAAACGCCTTTCAGATAGCTAAAAAGAATGGTTATTACATTCCTACCCTGGAAGAATTTCAGTTATTCCAACAAAGACCTCAAGAATTTAGAGAAGGTTTTGAAGAATGAGTGGCACCATCTTTGATCTAGTTGAAGAAGATCCTAAAACAGGTCATGAGGGTTTTTTTCAACTTGCTGAACGTGCTCCAGAAATTAAGCCTAAGTCTTTCTTCAAGCAGGCGATATCACGAGCCAAGGAATTTGAAAAAAGCGCTATGAAAGGTGGAGTTGAAGGACTTCATCAATTAGGAAGAATCATGGGTCCTGTTGGGCTTTCTACTGAACAAGAAGTATCTTCTGAATTAGATGAAGCACTACCCACAGATAATGAAAGTTTCGGTCAAAGAGCCTTAAGACGTGGATTAAAATCAGCACCATCAGCTTTGGCATTTCCTGGATCATCTTTTGCCACTTTACCAAGAGCTTTAGCATCTGGCTTTTTAGGTGAAGGAGCTAAAGATTTGGGCCTTCCTGAATGGGCTCAAACAGCAGCTGAAATTACAGCTTTCGTTGGTCCGGATGTTACTAAAAAACTCCTTACATCTGGCAAAAATGCTGAGTTAATTGAAGCTGGTAGAAAACTTGGATTGAATGACAAACAGTTAACTCCACTTCTTCAGAGTGAATTCAAACAGAAGTGGTTGACTCAATTATCTCCTAAAAAGGGTGCTACGCAAAAAGCCCTATCAGATACTAAATCGGCTTTAGGTGAAAGTTATTCAAAATTACAAAGTTCTGCACAAGCCTCTAAGGAATTAAATCCTGATGCGATTGAGAAATTTAAATCTTCTGTTGATAAGATTAAATTTGATATGCCGTCAGGCGTAAGAGAAGTTATAGAAAAAGACTTTCAAGATCTTCTGAGTAAGCCCATTACAGGATCAAGTCTTATGAATTTCTATGCGGATATTAATCACAATCTAGGTCCCTCAGCGAAACAGCTTACTTTATTAAAAGGACCGGTACGGGAAGCTATAAAAACTGCTTCTCCAGAATTAGGTAAGGACTTCGAGATGTTGAATAGTCTTTACAGCAAATATTATCCTATCGCTTCTAGGTTAAAACCTAATTTGGCCAGTGATATTATCGGCGCTGCAGAACAGATAGGTATGATTGGAGCAATTACAACTGGTCATTATCCATTTTTTCTTAAGATTATGGGAGAAAAAGCAGCCAGAAAATTAGCTCAACAAATGTTGATCAACCCTAGATTACAACAGCTTAGTGGAAAAGTAGTCGATGCTATCAATCAGAGCAAACCGCAGATAGCTAAAAAAGTGATGGATGAATATATCAGACAAGTTGGTAAGAAATCACCAGAGGCGGCTAATAAAATGGGAAAACTTGTCGATGATGAATTAGAAGAGTTATTTAATCATCAAGAAAATAGCTAACGCAAAACATCCCTAAAATAGATAAAATATAGATCACTGTCTATTCCTTAATCTCATAAAGAATAATAAATACCCAATTCGTATTACTTTTGAGTTCGCGAATATCTGTAACACGAATATCTTTTCGTTCCATCAAAAAAAGATTCATGTCCCTTTCTACGTCTGAAAGATTTTCAGCTTTAAATATTTTAACTCGCATTATTTTTTTATCTCTTCTTGTGAGGCTAAGGTTGTGTCCGTACAAATGTTTTTCATTACCATCACAGTCTTGATTATGGAGATATCCTTTTCAATAGCGTTAATGTTCTTCTCAATGGATGCAATGCTTGTATTAAACTTTTCGTTTTGATTATAGATCTTTTCATTCATATTCCAAAATCCGCCTAAAACGATTCCGCCAACAATAATAGCATCGAGATGTTTTTTCATAAAATTCATGTTTGCAGCTTTATCTTTTTCCATTACCTTATACTATAGCAAGTTGGGATTATTTTGGGTTCTTTTTTCGATGATCCTCTCGATCATTTGCTCCATATCAAAGAGTGCCATACGGTTAACCTCTGTCTTGGCTATCCGATAAGGGGACTTCTTTCCTGATCCTACCTTAAAGGCCCCAATACGTCCTGATTTTACCGCTCTTCGCACTGTATTGGGATGAACTCCTATTTTTCCAGCGAATTCTTTAATAGTAAAAAAGTCAGTTTCGATTTTTTCCATATAACAATCTTTAACAACTACCGGTAGAGGTGGTTAATGTTGGTTAATTTCAATTTTTAACTATAGATCCAGCGGTTTTTTTAAGGCAAATTGTAATTTCAATAACAAGAGGTTAGAAATGAGCTTAGCTTACGGTCTTGGTGGTTTTGTAAAAGTTGCTCCCGGAGCTCTCCGAGGACATGGAGTGCCATCAGCAAATTTTAAAGGTGAATTAGGTCAGCAATATTTTGATGAGGATACTTCGCCACCAACTCAATATGTCTTTAATGGTGATAGTTGGCAAGCAGGTGGTAACGCTTATGCGTCCACTACAGCACCAGGTATTGTAGAGCTAGCAACTGCAGGCGAAATGTCAGCAGGTACTTCTACTACATTAGTTCCTCCTGTTAAAGAAGTTTTCGATTATGTAAATAGCGTTGCTATTGCCGGAGCTCCTGTTTCAACCGAAGTTACAGCAGGTATTGGCCAATTGGCCACAGATGCTGAAGCAGTTGCAGGAACTGCCTCTACTGCCTTATTAGCTCTTTTTGTCACACCTTCAAATTTAACACCGGTTTTTGCAGCTCCTCCTGCGATAGGAGGCACTACGCCAGCGGCAGCAACATTTACGGATTTGACTGCCACAGGAACTGTTTCAGTCTCTTCTGCATCCCCTATTACAATCGATGTAACGGGTGCTGGTAATGATTTAACTCTTTCTAGTGATGCAGGGCGCGTCATCGTTAATGGTGAAGAAGCGGCGGCTAATGCAATTACTTTGGTAAGCGCTGCGGGCGGTATCGATGCAGATGCTGCTCTTCAGATTAATATCGCCTCTTCTCAAAACGCAGTTGACGCTATTCGAATCGTGGCTTCTGCCGGTGGTATCGACATTGATGCCGTAGGTGCTGCTACTGAAGACATTAATATAACAAATACTGGCGGTTCGATTGTCTTATCGGCTACTGAAAATGCTGCCGATGCAATTGTTCTAAGCTCTACTGCTGGCGGTATCGATATTACAGCTGCAGGTGCTCCTGCCGAAGATATCGATATTACCAACACATCTGGAAGTATCATTTTGACAGCTGGTGAAGCTGTTGCAAACGCTATTTCTCTACAGGCTTCAGCTGGTGGTATCGATGCAGATGCTGTAGGTCAAGTAAATATTGCATCCTCACAAAACGCTGCCGATGCAATTGTTATTATAGCAAGTGCTGGTGGTGTGGATATTACAGCCACAGGAACTGCTGGAGAAGATCTAGACTTACTAGCTTCTGGCTCAAGTGTCAATGTTACAGCTACAGAAAATGCAGCTGAAGCAATCTATCTTAGGGCTAATGGCGGGGTTTCAGAAACTATTCGTTTGCATGCCGATCAAGGCACTGGGGCCGCTTCAATCAATATTGGTTCAGATGTAGGTGGAATTACAATTGCTGGGGGTTTGGGAACGGCTGATGCAGTCAACATCACAGCTTCAACAGCTGGTGGTGGTATAGATATTGATGCTTCAACTGGAGGTGTTATTGTAGACACAACTGGTGGAATCTCTCTAGATGCAGCAGCAGCCTCAAATTTTACAGCAACGGGTGCTTTCGATATCACAGTAAATTCTACAGCGGGTTCAATTATAATCACAGGCGCAGAAGCCGCCGTAGATGCAATCGATATTAATGCTTCAGATGCTGCAGGAGGTATCGACATCGATGCCGGAACAGGTGGAATCACAATTGATTCTACAGGTGCCTTCTCAATCGATGGTGCTGCGGCTTCAAACGTAACTACGACTGGTGCTGGAATAGACCTGACTCTTTCTTCAGTTCTTGGATCAGTCTTGGTCTCTTCTACAGAAGACGCTGCTTTAGCAATCAGATTACATGCTAACGGTGGAACTTCTGAAACAATTCAAATTCATTCAGATCAGGGTACAGGAGTTTCATCTGTAGGCCTTCTTTCTGATGTTGGGGGCATTACCCTCCGCGCGACAGGTTTAGCTTCCGCTGATGCAATCAATCTGGAAGCTGCAGCTGGTGGTGTAGACATAGACGGCGCTCTTCAAGTCAACATAGCTTCATCACAAGATGCTGCTGATGCTGTACGCATCATCGCTTCTGCCGGTGGTATCGACATCGACGCTGTTGGTGCAGCTGGTCAAGATATAGTTATTACTAACACAGGCGGGTCTGTAAGCGTAGTGGCAACAGAGGCAATCGCTGATTCCATCGTTCTTTCGTCTTCTGCTGGTGGTATCGACATTTTGGCTCCAGGAGCTGGTGCAGGCCTCGATATTGACATCGTCAATACAGGTGGTTCTGTGAATATCACAGCCACTGAAGCTGCTGCAAACGCCATTGTCTTAACAGCCTCTAATGCTGCAGGTGGAATAGACATCACGACAGGTGGTGGCTCTGTGGATATCAGCTCAGCTGGTTTTGCTACAGTAGTTGCTGCGACAGATACCGAAGCAAGTCCATCGGCTACTGCTGTGATCAATGCAAACGTAGGCCGTGCAACCTTTACAGGATTTACAACAGCTGCAGCTGGGGCTCAAGCATTTGTTATCACTAACTCGATTGTGACTACCTCGTCTTGCGTCCTTGTGACTGTATGCAATGAAGGTGCTAACGATGCTCAGATGACCATTACCAGAGTTACTAGAGCAGCAGGTTCATTGACTGTAACGTGCGTAAATAACGGTGCAGCTGCCTTAAACGGCAACGTAGCAGTGAATTTCTGGGTTTTGACAGCTTAAGCCAACCAAAAGGTGAATGATGGGGATTAATAATAGTCAGCGAGGAGAATTTGCTGCTGAATTGATAGAAACCATGACGGGTAGCTTTGTCTTGATCGGCACCTTGGAGTTTAATCCTGTCATTATCATTTTTGATAACCAAGGATCTGCTTCGGTGGAAATATCAACTGACGGTGGAACTACCACATGGCGGACTTTCCCAGCTGGAGAAGCTTTAGTCCTAGATTTAAGAGCAGCCCATGGGACGGCTCCTAATTACACATTTGATGTGGGAACCGCTTTTTATGGAAATGGAGCGTCTGGTGATTTTTCTATTTCCTATGTTTATGCGAAAAATGTTTAGAGGTAACTCTTGAGTCAAATTTATAAAAGCATAGCTTCTGGCCCAGTACCTCCAGCCGTTCCTACTCAATTTACAACTGATGACGGTTCCGTAGCAATTCCTGTAGGCAATAATCTCAATGTTCTAAGTAGGGACACTACAGAGAACAATGCCAATGGTATTCAAACGACTGCTGACCCAAACGGTGGTGATGACCTTTTTTTAGAACTGACTAATAGATCCAAGGTAACAGCTACTACAAGCGATGGGGGAGGACAAACCCAAACCGTAACTATTTTTACTCCAGTAGCAGCTACTGCGATTGAATTTGATGTTTCGTTTGTGGGTTATGATGCCGGAAATAATGAAGCTTGTGGTGGTGGTATGGAAGGCATTGCAAGACGATCTGGTGGTGGAGTGACCGCCATCATCGGTACGAATGATACTTTAGATGAAGCTGATGCAGGTTTAATCACTGCCGATTGGAATATAGTTACAAATGGCACAGTCATACAGGCTCAATTTGTAGGAATAGCAGGGCGCACGATTACGTGGAGCGCAGTATTTGTTTATGACCAAACACCCTAGGTAAGAGATGGCTGGTTTTGAAAATGATGTGATGGTAGCCAAGAATGTCAATTTTGATTTAGCAGCCGCTAAACCACATTTGGGCATTCTTAATGCTGCCGGCAAACTAGCAATCGGGACAGGAGACGTTCAACCTTTGCCTGAAGCTTTGGGTGGTAATATTGTTTCTACCACACTGACTGTGGGATATTCTTCTCCAAATATTACCATTGAGACTATGGGTAGTGGACAAGCTGTAGAACAGGTAACTGTAGATAATTCTACAGCTCCTGGGACAAATCCAGTTTTGCCAACAGTAGGTGGTAATTTAACAATTACTGGCGGACAGGTAGCAGCGTCATCTCTTGCTAATGTTATCCAGACGCATTCCATGGCAGCCAATGAATTTGCCGTGACAATTCAAAGATCATCAGCAGTAGGCGCTACAGATTCATCTCAAAACGGTGTCTCACACTTTAACTCAGCTCAATTTACTGTAGATGCCAATGGTTTTGTTTCAACGAGTGGTACCGGCATTCCTAATACCATTACTGGGGACAGTGGAGGAGCTCTTTCACCAACAGCCGGTAACTGGAACATTCTAGGAAGATCGGGAAGTAAAACATCCGGTTCTGGAAGTACTTTAACCGTCAATTCTCCTCCTTATGCAGATCAAGGTGGAAGTACATCGGTAACATTAAACTCTGGTTCGTTTGCGACAGCGGCGATTACTTTGACGACTCCTGTTACAGCAGGACTTGCTAACGGCGATCTTTTAGAGTTTGTAGCAACCAATGGCGTCTTAGTGATTCAACTTGCAGCTACCCAGGTAGCGCACTTAGGCTCCTTGACAACTTCCGCAGCAGGAACGATTACAAGCACTCTGACCGGCGATAGTGTTTCATTGAGATATCAGGCATCAACTAATGACTGGTGGGCAACTTCAATAGTAGGAACTTGGTTAATAGCTTAAGGATATAATTATGACATTCACACATGCATTAGCTACGAATAATTACGGAGAGGCGAAATTCATAGTAGACGCGTCTGCTGCTAACGGAACCCATACAACTATTGCCTCAGCATTAACTTCTGCCTCTTCTGGAGATACCATATTTATTCGTCCCGGTACATATACTGAAAACCTTACTCTGAAAGCAGGCGTCAATCTTTGTGCTTATGGGCCTAGTATGACATTTGCACAAAATTCTACTACCATTCCAAATGTTATTATAAAGGGGAAATGTACTTTTACGGCCGCAGGAACAGTAGGTATCGATGGAATTTCTCTTGAGACGAATTCTGATTTTTGTTTAGCAGTTACAGGGACACTTGCTTCGGTTGTTATTTTAAACAAATGTTTTATTAATGCCTTAAATAACACTGGCATCAGCTTCACTTCTTCGTCCGCCTCTAGCGCGATTCAGCTTAATTATTGTGGTGGAGATATTGGCACAACAGGCATCGCTATTTTTGCTCACAGTGGGGCAGGAACTTTAAGATTCATTTATACTTTTATGTATAATTCCGGTAGCTCAACAACTGTTAACACTGTTTCAGGAACTGGATCATTTTTCCCCAATTATAGTAGTTGGGCGAATGGAACGACGCTTTCAAGTACTTGTAGCATGGGAGGCTCATATAATAATTTAGGAATGGTTGGGAACCAAACAGCTTTAACTGTGAACTCAACAGTTGGAATTAATGGCATTAATTTACAATATTGTGAATTTGCTTCCAATACAGCTAGTGCAATGTCTATTGGTTCTGGTGCTTCTATACAATTGCATAATTGTTTTTTCAGTAGTTCAAATGCCACAACTATCACAGGAACAGGAACTTTAGCATTTACTAATCTTACTTTCAATTCAGTTTCTTCATTAGACGCAGCCCTTACATTAAGTAATTCAGCAATGAATTCTTTCATTAGCGGAGCTGGAGTTGGAACTTCAGGTCAAGCGTTAACTTCTAATGGCGCAACAAGCCCTCCAACATGGCAAGCTACGAGTGGGGGGGGCGGAACTTTAGCAACCCAACAAGCAACGACCTCAGGAACAGAATTCAACTTTCCAGGAATTCCTGCGGGCACTAAAACAATTTATGTAATGCTAGATGGCGTTTCCTTAGATGGTACAGATGAAATGATGGTACAGATAGGGGATGCGGGCGGTATTGAAAACACTGGTTATGCTGGAAGTGTATCTCAAACCGGCACTGTCGTTGCTTTTTCTGCTGGATTTCAATTGACCGTGGCACAAGCAGCTGCAAATACTTACAGAATAGTTCTCACACTAACATTAATGGATGCAGCTACATTTAAGTGGGCAGCAACTTCGCAAAGCGCCTCTAGCGATACTGGAGTGCCCATTTCAATGGGGGCGGGTATTAAATCATTAAGCGCACAACTTACGCAGCTTACGCTTACACGAACAGGAACAAATAATTTTGATGCTGGTTCGGTAAACATTCTCTACTATCCTTAAAAATACTGTCACGTCAACAAATTTCCCTTGTCTTATCTATGCATATTAACATATGTTTCTTTCGTAAAAATGTGAAATTAAGAGCAAGTCATACAGTTATTGATAAAATTTTCATTCCCAGCAAAATGCATCTTTCTCTAAGGTAGCTTCATTCAAATTAAAAAGGCTTTGATATGAAGAACATCGAAGAGAAAGTCTGGAAATTCAGAACCTAGGCTTATGTAATCATAATTATTTTAATAATAGGACTTGAATTATGGCGAAGATATTTTTGGGAATGATCATGTCCCTAGCTGCATTTTCTGCATTTGCATCAGAAGAAGCATATATAAAAATAGATCAGTTAATTTGTGATAATGATGCCTTTTTGCCACCTGATATTGTACCTCATCCCATTCTTCCTGGATGGGAGCCTAAGCCTCCAAAAGAAAATGAAAGCGATCTAGCTTAAATTCCCATTTCGTTTGTTCCGGGCAGGGAGGCCCGGTTTATTTTCCTATACGCCAGTATTCAGAAGATGGCTTGCGATATGATTCTAAATTCAAGCTTTCTATTTCGGGAATTTTAGAATAGTCGACGTTCCCTTTCCTTACACATTTTGCCAGCTTAATACCTCCTCCCATAGAGCTTTGACCATTACATAAGGAGATAAGCTCTTTTTTGACAACCTTCTCTTGTTCTTCAAGAGACTTTATCTGATTAGAAATCTGATTCCATCTGAAAGCAAGCGATGCCCATTCATGAGAAGTCTGAAGCTGATAATCTCTATCTGTCATTGCAGGGGATTCAAAGCTTTCCATACATTCGAAGAATCGTTCTTCTTCCTGAATCATCTTATGAATGTATTTCTCATCCCTGAAGACCTTAATCACAACTCCCTTTTCCCCATCAAAAGAGAAGTAATACGCGAAGTCAACATCGCACACTGAAATTTGATGCTGAAGTTGAGGAAAGTATTTATCGGGAACAATTCCTGCAACAGCCATTTCCTGATCAACACGGCCAGGGCATTTAATTTCCGCTATAGTGCGTTCATCGAAGCTCATAGCATCAAGGCTTGCCATTTGCCATGATCGTTCATTGTGAAGCTTTATAGAAGGAAATAGAGGTATTCCCAATTGTTCTTCCAATGCTTTGCGAGCAATAGGTTCCTTTCGTTTTCCTTCTCTCATGGCAAACGTTTCGGTATCAGGATCTCTGATTCCTATCTTTTCTTGCCAAAGCTTGTAAGGTGTTTTAAATGGACTTACATTCATCACAATGGGAGCATCACTACTCCCAATGTGAGTTTTGCGCATCTCAAGCCATTCAGGCGTGTTCTGTTCCATTATGCAGCCCCTGCCATTTCAGTATTGCGGCTTTGGATTTTTGAAGATAAATTCCTGTATAATCCGTCATACTTGTCGACAGGTAACTGCTCCCATGCATGTACGCCTTCTTTTGCGTAATAGTTTCTTACGTTACGCACAAAAGTTTCATCACACTGACCGATCAGATTTTCGATCGTCTTCACTTGATCACGGTTTATGATTTTCTTTGGAGCATCTTCTTTAGCTGGCTGATATTCTCTTTTTCTCTCAGGAGAAGAGCATGCATTGCCATCATCATCTTCATCGGATGTTACTCCTACCATCGCCGATAAAGCATACCTTCTCATATATGTGAGGGCAGATCCAAGGCCTTGAGCGTTTTGTTTTTCAGATAATACTGGAAGAAAAGATCGAATCCACTGACCGCTTGCATGTGCTAGAGTAGTGATTAAGATCAATTGACCTTCTTTGGTTTCTGTAGTCTGCAACACAGCAAGTCCATTTTTGCTCAACGGAACCTTGCATGCATTCCAGATACTCGAAAGATCCGCATAAGAACTTTTGAAAAATGGATTGTTCTTATCTTTGATAGCTGGAGCTATTTCTCCCTGTGCTTTTGCAAGCGCCGTAGCTAATTCGTTAATTTGTTCTGACTGATACATGGCTATACTCCTACTGTATTAAGTGAGTTTAAAAATTTATTATTAAAGGTTTTCCATTCATCTAGCAAGGTAGATTCAGATTTTTCACGATCCACAGCAATAACAGCAGCGGGGAGTTTCATATCTAAGCATCCAGCCATTTCATCTAGGTATCTTTCAAGCTCTTCAGCACTGAAGTCTTCTTTATCATAAATCTGATCTAAGACAGCTTGAAACCAGTATTTGACATCACGAATGAGTTTTGTGCTTTCTAAGCATTCATCACAATCAGGTTGTGGATTATCATTTAAGCAATACATGTCGAGCTCCTGCGGTTTATTTTGCAAAGATTCATCAACTCGACTTATGATTAGAGCGTCGAATCTCTGCGGTTTGATAGAGAGGGAGAAAGTAACGTTTTCTCTCTCTCACTTTTTTCAAATTTTAATTTTCATTTTCTTTTTTATGCATCATCCAATAGAATCTGCTTTCTGTAAACATACTATCCAAGTTGGATATTTTGAAGCAACGAAAAAAGACGAAGCGTATAATTTCCGGGAAGTTGAAACTGTTTTTTGAGGAGACTGGCATAGGTAAAGTCTGGTTTGCCAAAAAAATAGGAACTGTGCCGCAAACAATCTACCAAGTTTTGCTTGGCAGCCATCAGATTCCAGTAAAATGCTGGACTAAGGCCGTTGAAATCACACAGGGCCGTATATCATTAGCTGATTTACTGAATGAAAAGCTCAAGGAAAACTCAGATATAGAGATTATTGAGAGCGATGATCCCAAAAGGTGCGAAGTCCGCATTAAAGGGTCTCAATGATGTGCAGGGCAATAAATTTATTGATAAAAATACGAAAGGTCGATAAATAAGTGAGGGTCTCTAGAAAGAGACCCCCACTAGTAGTAGTGACTTACTGTTTCCCAAATTGCTGGCAGGCGTTTTTGAAACAGAAAATAATGTTGGACCCGAAGGTCATTTACAATGCTTAAGTGCTTTTTAAGCCCTTACTCTTTCAAAACTCGTGAACCAAAAAAAGGCCCCGTGCTTTTTGCGACAAACATACAACCGATTAAAGTTGAAGATGTCAATGGTCACATCTTAGCAGATGTAACACATTTTCACAACATTTACCATGTTTACCAAATTTATAGAAACATTTTTAGCAGAGATTCGCAAAAGAAAAACGCCCCCGATGACGGGGGCGTACAACGAACTAACAAAAATGAGGAAACTTCTCGGTCTGTAAAGATACAAAAAGACCACATGAATAAAGTCCTAAGCGTAAACAAAGAAACGCTTAATACCGACATCACATGGACGTGGGGAAATATGGCATTAAGCCGAATAAAAACAAATGAAAAAATAGGTTGTTAGGGGCGAAAAGTTAACGTCTGATAATATACGTTAATTTTCGATTAAGAAGAAAAATCCCTAACAGACTCTATTTTAACGGAAAACGTAAAATATGTCTGTATCATCAAAAGAAATTGAACCTCCAAATTATACACAGATTCCAAATGTTGTCTTTGATTATTGGTTGGCCAGATTAAAGCCAGCCGCTGGAATAGTATTGCTTATCATGTGCCGCAAAATCTTTGGATGGCATAAATCTACAGATGAAATTTCCAAGACTCAACTTTGTAATCAATCTGGGCTGAGTAAAAATACTATTCAAACAGCCATTGAAGAGCTTGAAGAAGTTGGTTTAGTTCAGAAGCTCCAAAACAAAGATGAGTATGGATTTAAGCCAAATTCATATCGTCTAAAAATCGATAAGCCCTTGGATACCATATATTCAGACACCCCTAACCAAAATTTGGGTGGGGGTGGGTCAAAATCTGACCTAGGGGTAGGTCAAAAGTTGACCGAGGGTAGGTCAAAAGTTGACCATACAAAAGAAAGACCATCAAAAGAAAAAGAAAGATATATGTCGGCCTCGCCTCCTTTGTCCGAACTACCGTTCGGACGCATCACTTCTTTCTTTTTTGAAAAATTGAAGGAAATGAATCCAAAGATTAAACCTACGAATCTTTCTCAATGGGCTAAAGAAATGAAGCTCTTGATCGAAAAAGACGGTCGTTCCGAAGAGGAAATTACAAAAATAATTGAATACATAGCCGAACAGCACACCAACCCCAAATCGGATTTTACTTGGAGTCAGGCTGTAATTTCTCCTCAAAAGCTAAGAAAACATTTTGCAACTATTTGGCTAGAAATAAGCAAAAAGAAACCTGCTCAAGAAAAACAACAAAAAGAAGACATACAGCTAAAAATTCAAAAATCTAATATCCAATGGGCTCGACTTATGTTTGCTACCGTAAAAGATAAATTGGAAGAGATGAATGGCTTAAGCTTCAGATTAGGAGAGAATTGCGTTTATTTAGACGATAAAGAAAGAAGACAAAATATTGTGATTGGATATGGTGAAAACGGATTTAGAGAAGTGGTAGAAAAGTTTTTAAAAACACGAGGCGTTCTATGACAGCGTGCGAGAAATATATCAAAAAGATAGCAGAAAAATTACCTGAACAATGTTGCGTAAAAGACTTAATCAAAGCGGGTTTATATGCATCGCCCCAAGCTGCAAGAGTAGCTAGATTGGCACATTCTTTCCCGGATTATTTCAAAATGGGGAAAAGAATTGTCATCCCAAAAGAATGCGTTATCGAATGGTTAAACAAATCCAAAAACGGAGGGGAATGTGAGTACTCGCTACCACCCGATCGATCTGAAACTGCCTCGAAAATCACGAAGTTATCGCCCCCAAATTGGATGGAAACATGTTGCTGAGAGAAGGATCTACTTTAGATCAAAGTGGGAGCTTAGATACGCCCAATACCTCCAATGGCTTAAGGAACAAAACATCATCCAAGAGTGGGAGCACGAACCACAAACGTTCTGGTTCGAGCAAATTAAAAGAGGAACAAGAAGCTATCTCCCAGATTTTAAAGTCACGAGACCCTCTGGAGGGCACTATTGGGTGGAGGTCAAAGGTTATTTCGATAGCAAGAGTAGGACTAAAATCAAAAGATTCCGAAAATACTACCCCGAAGAAGAACTAATTATAGTTGATAGTGAGTGGTTTATAAAGAATGGGAAAACGAATCCGATACTCCAAAAGATGGCTCAAAATGCAGCCTCCGTTTGAAATTGGGAAAGACGGGTTTGGAGTGAAAGATGTGAAAATGAATGAAGAAGGATGGGCAGATGCAAAAGTGTACAGACCATACCCATACGACCTTGTGTCAATGCAAACACAAAGAAAAATCGTGCCAGGTTGGTGGAATGGACAGAGGTGGGAAGGAATACGTCTTAGACAAGATGATTCAGTATTTTTTTGGAAACAGGAAGAGGCCGCATGATGAACAGAAAGCAGAAGAAAATTGCGAAAGTGATGCAGGAATTTCACATGGGTGATTTACATAGCGGCTCAAAACAAGGTCCTATTGTCGTGAATAATAAACAAGCAAAGGCAATCGCAATGAGCGAAGCCAGAAAGAAAACAGCAAAATTACCAAAACAAAGGAAACAAGCATGAGCCAAAACAAACCTTATGTAGCCGTCATTATTGAAGGCGACAATGAGAAACTTAATTTCATAGCAGAGCTAATAGTTACTGAATGTGTAGTACCTGTTCTAAGGCTGCTTCAGGGAGCTATGGAACTTCAAAACTCGATAGAAGAACACAAGGAAAAATCATGGACAAAAAAATCAAACGAATCAAAAAAACCGTCGAAAAAGACTCAGCCAAAGAAATTAGCCAAATCAAAGACCTCCAAAAAGCCGATAAAAAAAGAGACAAAGTTGTCGAGAGAGCCGAAAAAATTAACAAGAAAAGTCAATGAGCAAAAAAAGCATTTATGAGCCCGTGAAGGACCAATTTAAGGTGCTTCTTGAATACATAAAGATATTAGAGAAAAAAAGGGTCGATGACTCCACGAGCGAAATTTATGCACTCATGGAGTTTATCGACACTGTGAAGCGTCAATGTGAAATCTATCTGAAATATGAACTTATCAAATTAGGAAAGAAAAATGGTTGAAGTGATTCATTACGAGACAGCGAACAAGAACAAAACAATCGGTTATGTAGACATACGTGTTCCTATTATGAAACCAACAGTCTTAGTGCTTAGAAAGATTGCTCATGTCCAAAGCGGAGATAGGAGATGGTTCAACTATCCTTCTTTCTCAAGAGAAATTAATGGACAGCCAAGTTTTTTTAAGTTCTTCGAGTTTGAGACACAAATTTACAACGGACAACTTTTAGAAAGCTTAAGTGACAATGTTAAGGATTATTGTAAGAGGAATGGAATTGAAGGATTGGAGCCAATGAACTTTGACACATTTCCTGAATCAACTAACGAACTGCCATTTTGAGGTGAACAATGGAAGGCGTAAACTATTTATTTTATCTTTCAATGTTTGGAGTTTTTGCCGTTGCCTTTTTGGCAGGCGGAGCTTTGGGTATTGCAATGGGCGTTACATATGCCATCAATTGGATGAAAAAATGAAAAAAATAAAAAATAAAACCAACCCATCCACACATATCTGTGAGGGCATTTCGAATTACAAATTTAGCCCAAGTTTTTGGTCGGACTGTGTAAATCATTGGATATCAATGTGTTTAAGATAGTTAAGAGGAAACAAAAGAGTAATTATCGGACGCTATGATATGGATGTCAGGCCCAACCCAAAAGGAGGGGCTAACGAATGAAATTAGACAGGCTGATCGAAGTTTTAAATACACTTGGATGTTTAAGCGAAAGCAATGTGGTCTTCAGGTTACATGTTACCTTTGAAGCTGCAAACAAAATACTACATCGAATTGAGAGAGCACATACAAATATTTATTTTATTGCGCCGCATTTGATCGTTATCAAGGGTTGTGAAAAAGAATGGATGTTTACCAAAAAGAAAAAAAGAAACAGAAAAAACTGGAAAGACGTGGCAAAACCGTAGAAATTAAATATATGTCACGGTAATGTCACAAAGACACATCTGATAAGTCTATATGACATATCTAATGTGTCTTTCAGATGTCAATCTGACATATTTGAGACATAAAAGGACATGAAGGCATCAAAAACAAATAGGGAAAAAATATGAACGAATGGAATCACGAAGCAGAGGACTTAATCAGAGAAACAGAAAGATTTATTGCTGAAACTGAGATAGCGATGTTTGTACGTGCTGAACTTCTAAAGAACGAAGAGCTAAAGGGCAACGAATATTACAAGGGATTCAAGGAGGCTATGGTTTTGGTGTTAGAATATATACATGAAATGACAAGACAAAGAAAAATTATAAAAGAGCATATGTCGGCCGACGTGGAGATCATTTTATGAATTTTTCAAAGTCAGGATGGACAGCGGGAAAAGAAGAACATAGTAATAATTTTAATAATAAACCCCATAACCATAAGCCTCCTTTCGTAAAAAAGGATAATAGAGGAAATGATGTTAAAAATTCTGATCACTTTGATGGTCTTCTCTACATGTTTAGTGAGCGCAAACGAGACAGATTACATAGTTAGAGCTTTTGGTGGCTATAACTCCATTGCCATGAGTATTTACCCTGAAGCGAAAATGAAAACTCGTGCAGGCGTAGTAATTGGTGTTGGCATAGGAAAGAAAATCGAGGACTACATCCTATTAGAAGGGGAGATTTCCTACCGTTATAACGAAACTGGTGACATCACAATTCACGGGAAAGAAAGTCAATTCGTTTTACCAGTACATGGAGATGTAACATCCCTTACTGTGATCGGCAATGTAATATTTGAATTTCCCACCGACAAAATTGTTAAACCATATGTAGGCACAGGAATAGGTTGCACAGCTCAATACGCCAACTGGAGCGTCAATGTTATCCAAGATTCGGCATGGTATGATTATGAAGGCGGAGGAAGCTTTGCCTATACTTATCAATTAATCGCAGGCATTAGAACATCCATTTCATATACCTACTACTGCGCTGCTGAAGTCAGGCTTTTAGATTCCGTATTAGATCACATGTGCGAAAACAACAGATCAATAATTTTTTCTTTCAACAGAATATTTTAAGGATAATTTATGAGTTTAGAGGGCCTAAAAAAATCATTAAATAAATTTGAGGAATCTCATGCGCTTGATCCGCTCTTTCATCTTAAAGGCGTTGCTGCTCATAACCTTCTAAAGGAAGCGGTGAAATCCCTTATAGAACTCTATACGAGATTAGAGCCAACAGATCAGATTAAGTCAGAAGAGCCCTATATTACTCTAATGGAATTTTACGAGAGAACTCATCTCTGTCATCCAAGCACAGTCGCTAAAATGTTTAAACAAGATGATTGGTTTTTTCAAAACTGCGGTAAGAAAATAGGCAATAAGTATCTAATACAAGAGCTAAGCGCCGTAGTTTATTTCGCTTACTGCAAAAGTGTAAAGCTTCGTAAGAAAGCCCTAGAAATTAAAGCAAACAGAGAAAAAAAGGAGACCACATGCAGTCAAGCGCATACCGTGTTGCCGAAGCTCTTAATCACATAAAGAAGGCCGAAAGAATCCTAAAACACCTCGGCATTCTTAACTACAAGACTAGCGGGGATTTATATGCAGTCTCGAGCTACTGCATTAGCAAAATCGAAGAATACAAAAAGGTATAAGATGTCAGTTGAACTAGTAGTGACTATACGAGATGAAGAAAAGCGCAAGCTTACCAGAGAATTCCTGATCTATGAACCAATAGCTATGTCTGAACAAGACCCGGTCATAGACAAATGCGTAAAAGAGGCTATTGAAGAATTTAAGGGAGTTCCTGATGATATAAAAATAAAAGCAACTATGATTTTAAGATAATTATGGCACGGAATTTGATTCCCATCGATTGGGAAATGGCAGATGAACTCTTAGCATGTGGATGTCCCGGAACGGAAATAGCAGCATTTTTCGGGATGCATGCAGATACTTTTTATGACAGGGTTCTCAAAGAACGCGGAGTCTGTTTTTCTGCCTATTCAGCACAAAAGAAAGCAACTGGCGAAGCCTTAATAAGAAAAGCTCAATATGACAAGGCTTTAGGTCTTTCAAAGAAAGGGGACAACACACTCTTAATCTGGCTAGGGAAGCAAAGGCTGAATCAGAAAGAGAATGTTACTGATGAAATTGTAGCCGAAGGTGTAACAAAATCTTTTGAATCACTGATGACTCAGTTGAGTAATCTTCAAGTAGATAAGAAACCAGATGCTCATACCTGAGGCATTTTTCCAGATAGTGAGCTTTTCTTAATGTAGCACTTGCGGCACAAGGGTACAAAATCATCCCAACTGAAACTGGAATTACTCCAAGATTCTTTGCAATGTGTACACAACATTTCGGTATCAGGCTTTATTTTTCTCTCGACTTCTAGTGCCTTAACTCTATTATCCAATGCGTTAAGCACCATTAAGACACCCTGATTTCCTTCTCTAGGCCTGAGAGTTTTTCGTGATAATTGCCATATCATGTAATCAGCAGAATTATTAGACGTATCCAAAGAGTCATATTGAGATTCTGGGTATACATAACTAAATAATTTCTTTAACCATTTCATGATTTCTCCACATTTGAAACACGCAGGATATCTCGCATAATACCTAGCATACATAACATATCTGTATGATTTAGAGGAATATGCTTCATCTGTTGAGGCATTTCTTCGATTCGTTCAATCATGTTATCGATGAGGTTTAAGAGTTCATGCTTTTCCATTATTCATCCGGCTCCTTAGGTAAAGCTATCCAATGCGTGAAGTACTCTACAAAGTTTGTGTAGTGTACGAAGTGCCAATGCACATAGAAGGTCAAAGGTTTTTGGATCTCTTTGTTCCATATTACTATGTATTGGTTGGGTTGAGGAAGTGCTTCTTCGATGCTTATCCAGTCCATGTCAGTTCAATGGGAGTTTAGGTAAAGGCATCCAATGAGTTACCTTCCCGCCATTATGCCAGCGTCTATCACTCCAATAGCAATCGATTTGAATAATAGGTTTCGTCCAAAAAGATTTATCTGGATGGTAGCCATGTTCCCCATATTCATCGTCTAAGTAAGTTTTCAATACAAGAACATCAACCGCATATGGAGGAGGCTCTTTATCAAAGTTAATCCATTCCATATTACTCCTCCAATTCATCCCGAAAATCTGTCCAATGCGTTATGATTCCATCAGTTAAACTGTATGTGTAGGTAAGAGGGGCATTACCCTGCCAATAAAGTTTTCCATTGGGATAGATTTGAAGCATTGCGGAGTATGATTGTTTGTAAACCTTATCCCATACAGTAACGGTAGTGTTTATTTCTGGAATTTGTTCTTTAATGCTGATCCAATTGAATATTCCATTATCAGGCGGTAGTTCTTCATCTGTATCCATCATTTCTTCTCCTGTCTCTCATTCTTTTCCCAAGTCTGTAGCCAATAGTAACTTCTCTTTTTTTCAAGAGATGGCCTTCTATCTACACTATCGCAACCAGCATTGATCTGTTTACCGGCGCCGGCAAGCGAATCAAGACGCGGATCAGGATCACGGTGGCAAGTTGAGCAGCAGCAGAACGAAAGGTAATGTATGGGATTGATGCTCATAAAATCACTCTTACTGCCCAATTTACTGCTTGGTAATATTCATTGACGAAAGATGCGTTAACGAATTGAGTCCTTTCCCACATTTCACATTGACCATATGATTCATGGAGATGACCAAAAACATGCAATTTAGGTTTTATTCTCGTTAGCAGTTCAGCAAGCAGGCTTGTTGAACCTACCTGTTTACCACTAACGGTTGAATCATGAATTGTAAATGGAGGAGAATGCGTGACAAGAATATCAACATCATCAGGAATCAATGCCCACTTCTCAGCAAGTTCTTCTTCGGTATCAACAGTGAAAGCCATGCAATGTGGATTCATTCCTTTGAATTTAATCGTCCAAGGAGAACCCCAAATCTTTAATCCTTCGAATTCCGTGCCTGAGTCGCAGAGATAGTAAAAGTCATTTAGGACCTGATCAAACGGATTGTCTCTCAGTAATTGATTATCATGATTGCCAGCTATGACAACTTTTTTGTTATAGTTCTGTTTCATCATCCATGCGCCGAAGTCATACAGCTGTCGAAAACGATCAGAAGCAGTCAAATCCCCAGCAACAATCAGAAGATCTCCTCCTTCAAGTTCTGGGTAGTGGCCATGCAAATCAGCAATGCAATCTATGATCATTAATATCCTTTAATCATCACGGAATGGAGACGCCCAATTCTTTCTATCTTCTTCTGAATGAGGTGCATTGTCTGGGTCAATTTGATCTAAAGCTTTCCTCTCATATTCATTCCCTGGATTATTTCGGTCACTTTCTTCCTGCATTTTCTCTGGTGTTCTTGGTTCGATTGGAATTTCATAGGCGGCTACATGCATAGTGTAGAAGCCGCATGTGAGAACTAAAAAAACAAATCTGAGTACGCGATAAAACATAATTTTCCTATTGTGTTTGATTTTCAAAAGTTTTGAGTATTTTGCTTTCTTTGTTTGGATGTATTTAATCATTGTGAAGTCCTCACTTCCTGTCTTGTCTGTCATTCTTTTCCCATGACTGCAGCCAATAGTAGCTTCGTTTCTTTACTAATTCTGGCTTATTATCTATGGAATCATACCCAGCATCCTTAGGCTTACCAGGATTCTTAACCTCGTTTCTTTCAGTCTTACAAAAGAAACAGCAGCAGATTGACTGGTAATGGACTGGATTAATGCTCATAAAATCACTACAGTAAAATTATTAAATGGAGGATGTCTATTCATTGCTATCATCAATCATGTTATTTTCTATTAGATAATCCATGTTTTGCTGAACCCATTCTGGATATGATTCATCGATCTGAAGAAGTTCTGTATCATTTTGTACGTGAGCATACCATTCTTCGTAAGTGCAAGGTCGATCAAACCCTTCAACAATATTGTGGTATTTATAAATGCATTTTTCAAAACCACCCATTGAGGTGAAGTGCCATCCGATATGTTTTCGTGGTACATTTGGTTCAGCTCTAAAACGATTCCGCATGGATTGGGGGGTGGTTTTAACGAGGTTTTTGTATTTAAGAGCGCAGGTGCCCGACCATTTCATCCTAGCATCACGATTTAGATACCAACGGTAGAGGCGCTGCCAGAATCCATATTCTCCAAACTTATTCAAAAGAGCGTCTAATTCTGGGATAAATTTACCTGGGATCATTTCGTCGGCATCCGAAATGAGAATAATATCATCTGGTTTGCATTGAGTCAGGCCTCGCATGATTTGATTGCGATGCCAATTTTCTCTTGTCCAGCCGTCTTGCGTATCGAGTTCCTCATCTAATTTGATGTGAATGATTTTGGGGAGGAATTCTTTAAATCTTTCTTTGTTTAGATCAAAGTGGTGTGGCTTGAGCTCTCCTGTTCTGTGGGTGCGGTTCCATTCAACAAGTACGAAATGATCAACATAAGGTCCCATTTCGTGAAGTCTGATCTCTAAAACTTCAAATTCTTGGTCGAACATGAAGCAATCATATACTTTAGCTGTAAGGGTTAGTGGAATCATAAGTAATATTAAAAACCATTTCATATGTCGCCTTCTGTGCTCGTTGATTTGTCATTAACTTCCTTTAATCGTTGTCCCAAGACCTGTACCACAGTATCTTTTAATTTAGTGACGCGTTCGTTTCTTTCTTCGATTTCCTGGACTATTCGATCAATTTCCTGCATAGCTTCATTTCTTTTGTGTTGAGTATAGGCATCATACAATTGGTTCTGCATTAAAATTTTAGCTATGGGAATATGTGACATTGATACTTAAATCCGTTTAAATTATAAAAATTAATAATGACTTTGCCATTAGCACCAAAACAACTCGAATTTATCATCAATAGCACAGCTCGCTGGAATCTTGCCCATGGTTCTGTGAGATCTGGTAAGACAGTTGGAACTCTTTTCAGATTTATGCAAGCTGTTGAAAACTGCCCTGATTCTCAGATCTTTATGGCTGGACATACTTCTGATACAATTTACCAAAACGCTATTAGACTTCTTTTAGAAAGCGAGCAACTCTCTATTTTTAGACCCTTTTGTACATGGTATGCAGGTAAAAGACAACTCAAATTTAGAGACAAAACCATTACTACTCTGGGGGCTAAAGACGAAGGTGCTATAGGACAGTTTCAGGGTAAGACATTCTCTCTATTTTATGGAGATGAGATGGCGCTTTATCCTGAGTCTATTATTGACATGATCGATACGAGACTGTCAAATCCACACAGCATGGGTTTTGGTAGTATGAACCCCTCTCATCCTACTCATAAACTTAAGAAATGGATCGACATGGCAGAAGAGGGAGATCCTAACTACTATGCTTTGCACTATAATTTAGACGATAATCCCTATCTTGAAGATGACTATAGAAAGCGTATTAAGAACAGCCTTAGCGGCGTGTTCTATAAGCGGAACTATTTAGGTCTGTGGTGCTTGGCTGAAGGGGCAATCTTTGATTTCTTTGATAGAGACATCCATGTTGTTGCAAGACCTCCGAGAGCTGCAGAATATTGGGTTGCCGGCGTTGACTACGGAACAGTGAATAATTTCTCTTGTGTACTTGTAGGTATTAACACAGGAAGAACAACCCAGACTGGAGTGTGTAGATGGGTAGAAAAAGAATATGTTTGGGATTCCAGAAAGAGGGGAAGACAGAAAACCAATAGTGAATATGCAGATGATGTAGCTCAATTCTTAGAACCATATGGAGTCAAAGCTGTTTATGTAGATCCAAGTGCCGCTGCCTTTAAGCTAGAGCTACGCAAGAGGGGGCTACACATTGTTGATGCTGATAATGATGTGATTAATGGGATCACTTTCATGACTTCTGAGATGCAAAAGGGTAATCTCTTTGTTTGCGAAGAATGCTCAGATCTCATAAGAGAAATTGAATCTTACGTATGGGATCCAAAAGCATCAGAAAAAGGTGATGACGCTCCTTTAAAGAAGGACGATCACAGTATCGACGCCATGAGATACGCTGTATTTACTCATAAGATTGCTACATTTGATTACGAAGCCCATAACAAAAAGCAGAATGACTACATGCAGAATAGGTTCAATTCGGTTTTTAGGTAACTTCCTTATTTAGCTTCTCTGCTATTGCCTCTAGTATCCATTGATTTTTATACACAGTGCCTACTCTTGACTTCCTGTTTTTTTCCATTTCAGTATAAATATCCTTAGGGATACGCAGTGTCATTTTATAATCGCCTGCTTCTTCAGGGGAAACTTTATCACCGGTTGTTGATCCTCCACGTGATATAATCTCATCGATCGAGGACTCATCTATTTTCTTTTCAGCTTTTTTCCGTACTGTCATTTCGTTTGTTTCGTTTGTTGTATGTCTTAAATATGTCTGAAATGAGTCATAGATATGTCTCTATGACTCAAAGATGGCATCACAGAGATGCCTAATCTCGGCTAATGCTTTCTTATCCTGTGTTTTCAATTCTGTCACGCCTAAACCTTCAGCGGCTGCATTTGCGAATGCCTTTCTCTGACCAATATGAATTGCAAGATAAGTGATGCCTTCGCTTTCTTTTATTATGTCTGCTGAATCTTGGTTATCGATACCTTGAGGATCGGCGCGGTTTATAACAGCCATAGCTTTTAGCTTAGGGTTTACCACTCTAATTTCTGAAAGAAGGGATGTCACATTGCCAATAGTCCAAACATCTAAACTTCTGGGTTGAAAAGGAGCTAAGAAAATATCAGCCACAGTTAATGCCGATCTTTGAGTTTGAGTGTCACGACCTCCGGCATCAACGATTATATCATCATAATGCTCAGTTAACTTTTCAAGTTGTAATCCTGTGCCTTTTCCAATGATTTGCACTGTTGTCCATGGAGTAACAATATTCTGGTTTTCTCTATGTTCGACCCAATCAGATGCGCTTCTTTGTTCATCTGCATCAACCAGTAGAACCTTTCTGCCAGATAAAGATCGAAGAACTGTAAGATTGGTAGCAAGGGTGGTTTTACCACTCCCTCCTTTAATTCCTCCAACAACTAAAATCATACGGACTCTTTTGTGTGGCGATTTATAAAAACGCTTATGAGAGTAATCATGTGTCTTTCTAGATATGTTCTCATTTGTCCATTTGTCAATTGAATGTCGTACATGGATAGGTTCATCCAGATCGTTTGTGCCATTTGCTTAGTCATCAGTTCAAGGTCGGGAAGGGTAACTGCTGTGGATGTGTGTCTGTTCGCATATTCAATCATTTCTTGAATAGTATCAAAATTCTTACCGTTATAATGTGCCGTCATAATGTCTCCGATATGCCATTCATACATATCCTTAGCGCATTCAATGTGTCTTAAATATGCCAGGAATATGTCAAAGATGAAGCAATATGACATATTTGATGAATGTACTCAAGTTTTAACTTATACATCTCATGTGCTTAGACGGATAAAATATTTAGTGGTATATTGCGCTGGATAAGAACTAAATTTATTTTAGGGGTATTAGTGAGTTTCTATTTTCCACCCTGGAACAATGCGCTTGAACCTTCTCAAGGAAATGTCCGTCAATGGTTAGATAATCTTTATTCTAAATTTCAGCCAATTGAGCAAGCACGATGGAACCAATCTAACATAGACACTCTTTTCTACGCGGGTAGTCAGTCTTTTGTTAATAGATATTTTAACTTTTCTCCAACTACAAGTTACCAACAGTATTACTTCAATTTGATTCAGCAGCCCGTGAATATGATTACGGGTTATCAGCGTCAGCATCGTAAAGCGATCATGTACGAATCATCTGAAGGCGCAGATCCACAGACAACGGATCAATACACTAAGTTAATGATGCATGTTGCTAACAAAGAAGGTGTTCATGAGCAATTTTCTAAGGCATGCGAGCTTGCTGCTGTTTCTGGCATGGTTTTGTTGCAGCCTTACTTGGATTTTACTGGAGATGACCAAGCCCAGGGGGATTTAAAGCTTAAGGTTTGGGAATATAATTCTTTCCTAGTAGATCCCTATTTCAGAAATCCTGATATGTCTGATGCTCAATTTGTTTGGTGTCAGGAATATATCAGTAAAAAAGAAGCAGAAGACAGATTTCCAGATAAAAAAGATATCATTACACCCATGGCTGGAACACCTCAGAGATATGGAAGTTTTTACTTTCTCCCTGAGAATTATAACATGGCGCGTAATGACTTAATGGTGCTCTCCTATGTTTGGTATAAATGGAAAAAAAGCAAAAAACGTCTTTATAGTAAATCAAGGAATCAGTTCTTCGATTTTGCTGGAGGGGATTCCCAGATGGAAGCCCTTTTATACAATATTCCAGACATGGAAGAGGTTACAGTCGAAGTTCCTTGCTGGAAGCTTGCCGTTGTACTTAACGATCAGCTCATGTTTCAAGGAGACAATCCTCTGGGCTTTGACGGTTGTCCGTTTATTCCTGTCTTTTGGAATTATGAGCCTCATATTAATTACTATGATCTGCGCGTTAGGTCTCTTGTACGTACAATGCGCGATCCTCAGTTTTTGTTTAACTATAAGATAATAACCAACAATGACATAGCAGCAGCTACAATCAATGCGGGATGGAAAAGAAAATCAGGAGCTGTCGCAAATGAAGATAACCTGAAGAAATCTGGCCAGGGTTATGACGTCATTATCAATGAAGGTTACGAACTATCAGATGTTGAAAAGATTATTCCAAGCGCTGTTCCTCAGTCTGATCTAGAACTTGCTCAGCAAATGGCTGATTTAATCCAGCAAACGTCTGGCATTAATATGGAAAACTGGTCTGGTCAACAAGATAAGCAGATTTCCTCTCTTACCATGATGCTAAAGTCAGCTGCCAATCTGATGGTATTCCAGAAATATTTTGATCAGTGGGACTATTCTCTCAAGCTTTTAGGCGAAAGACTTATGGAAATTGTTCTCAATAATTGGGAAGCGCCTAAAGTACAAATGCTTATAGGTGAAGAGCCATCGCCATATTTCTACTCTAAAGTTTTCTGCAAATACAACACGGTTGTAGAAGAGGCAGACCTAACACCGCTGCAGCAGAATCTTCAAGCCCAGCAGATGATGGATATCAATCAGACGTTTGGTCGTGAGGTATTCCCTCCATCTATGATCATTCCTAAGCTAAATATCACTGGTAAGGGAGAAATTATCGAGTTCTTGCAGCAACAAGAACAGCAGGCAGCAGCAGTTCAATCTGAGGCACAGAATCTGCAACATACACTTGAAGAAATGCAAATGAAAGAGATGATGGCAAGAATCCATAATCAACTTTCCCAAGCTAGAGAAAGAGACTCACGATCTGAAAGTAATGTTGGTCTATTCGAAGAGCGTATGAGTATGATTTCAAAGAACCATGCTTTGGCAACAAAAGAAAAAATGGCAGCTCTTACTCAGCTTTTAGAAACAATCCAAAAGTTCGGAGAAGTAGAGACTTTCCTAAAGTCAAATCAATTGGAATCAATTAAATATGATGAAGAAGAAGTTGAGAAAAATGCTCGCGCGGATGTGGAGCATGATGAAGCTACAAAGAAATTTGTGGAGCAAATTCTTGGATCAATGCAACGAGGACCTCTTCAAAATGAAAGTGGCGTAGCATAGAGAAAAGTGCCCTTGAGAATCAAATTAAAAATTGTATAATGTAGCTAATTCGATAATTTATACATATTCCTCGGGGGGAGTTATGGCAGGGCGTAAAATTAATGATCATTCAAGCTGGGTAGGAAAAGGATCTAACGGTTCAGTATTTCCTATGGGCGCAAAAGTAAAGAACGAATCTTCTGCTGAAGGTGCGGGATCAGTGATGAAATACGAAGATACAACTGAAGCTATTAAAGCTACTCAAGTTGAAAGCGTAAAACAGCTGAAATCCAAACCAATGAAACAGCCTGGATATCGTTACTAAAGTTTCAATAGAGATAGACTTGCTCCTTAGGTCATGTCTCTATTAAAAGCCTCGCCCAGGCTAACCGTGTTTCAGCATGGTGGGTATTTTTTCATTTGTTTTTCCGGAGCGTAGGGCCCTAACCCTACGCTCATTTTTAAGAGGTAGTATGAAAACTGGTTTCAATGATCCAATTGCCCGTAAACAAGGCAAAACTAAAAAATCACCTTGGGACTTTAGATGTCCTCCTTATGATGAGCGTACTAGTTGTTATGTGGACGCAGGATCTCATTATGGTATTGGTCATAAGCAGCCTGTTGGTCATGAAGGAAATCCAAAGCAAACAGCTGCAACTCTTCCTTTTGGTAGAGTGAAGACTATGGATGTAGCATATGCTCCACCTAAAATGCTTGATCAGGAATACATCGAATGAAGATCGATTGGTCTGTTCTCTTCAAATGCACCAAATGCAAAGAGAAGATTGGCTTTTTAGGTAAAATTATATGGTGCGGTTTTCTTCATGAATGCAAAAAAGACTAATCGTAAGATAGCTCATACTCCTAAGTCTCCTAAAGGAATGGGAGATTATTATGGCACAGGCGTTAAAGCCCCTATCGGAAAAATGAGAGATGGTTTAGGTATGCAGGTAGTTTCTAAGTCAAAACTAAAGAAGCCGCCTCGTTCTTTGGCTTAACTGTAAGAATTTCCAACCAAATATTTTTCACCTGTTGTTCAGATAAATCATCAGGAAATGGTTTTTCAAGTTCTTCTCTTTTGTATTGAAATTGATAGATGCTCCATTGCGCCCAATTAGATTCGCAAACTTTGCCCTCCTTGTACTGATCCCACATTTCTCTAGGCGGAAGTAACCAGCAAATCTCAATGTTATCGGTGTGAGATTCAGCTCTAAAGAGATAGGAATTGGTTTGAGCTTTGGGTTTAGTAAGTCTTGGTTGCCACAGCAGGCGTTTAGATACGCCATCGTCAGCAGTTCTTGGATGAGCGAAAATGTATATGTAGGGAGATTTTTCTTGTAATTTCAAAGAATCGGGATTTTTTTTAAGACATTCATCGGCGCCAAGCCAGATGTTTTGAGACTGATCTTTTATGAAATGCTCAAGTCTATCGTGCGTTTCTAATCGACTAATTTTCATTAAGTAACCTCACTTGATTTGTATCATAATTTTTAGTTTAATTCATGTAAACCAACCAAAGGTATTTTAGTATGACAGTTGAAGTCCAAAGTAGTGTTGCACCAGAAGCGAAAGCTAACGATAAAGAATTTAACTTCAGACAAATAGAAAAAAGACTGCAAGAAGAAAAGGCAGAAAAGGAAAGAATCGTACAAGAAAAAGAACAATTAGCATCCGAGTTAGAGGAGCTTAAAAGAAGGTCATCAAGATCGGATGATGATGAAGAACAGGATGATGAGCCTTACATTGATCGAAAAAGATTAAAGAAGGAGCAGGCTAAATTCGGTCAGCAAATCAAGCAAGAGACGCAATCTGAAATCCAAAGAGCTGTACAAACTGCACTTGGTGAAGAAAGAAAGCAGAATTGGCTAAAGAACAATCCTGATTTTTATGATGTTCTTCAGCACGCCGAGAAATTGGCTCAAAAGGATCCAGAGCTTGCCGAAACTATCTTAGAGATGCCAAATAACTTCGAAAGGCAAAAGCTTGTTTATAAGAATGTTAAAGCTTTTGGGCTTCATATGCCTGAAAGAAAAGAACCATCAATTCAAGAGAAGGTGGATGCCAATAGAAGAAGTCCATATTACCAACCATCGGGTGTTGCTGCAGCTCCCTATGCAGGCGCAGGTGATTTTAGTCCTGTTGGACAGAAAAATGCCTTCGACAAAATGAAAGAACTACAAAATAGGCTAAGGATTTAATCATGCCAAATGATGTTTATGCTGTAGGTGGTTATTCCGCAGTAGCACCAGCTGCTCTTTCGGAACCCAATCCTCCACCTTCCAGGTTCAAAGGGAAATTAGGACAGATGTACTTTGATACATCTGTCACCCCTCCTGATTTGTCCATTTATAACGGATCCTCATGGGTATCTACAGCATTTAATGAAGGATTCCCTGTTACTCCGTACGTCGTAGGACCATCGGGTCAAGCAGGGTATCAGACTATTCAATCAGCTCTGGATGCTGCTAATGCAGATGGCGGCGGAATGATATGGGTCCAACCAGGAACATACACTGAAAATCTTACGTTTTATTCGGATATACAAATCTCTGGACCATCAGAGCAAAGTGTTACAATTGTCGGTATCCACACGCCACCAACTTCCGGCACTTTGAATATTGACAGACTTACATTCCAATCAGCTACGCACATCTTCAGCTCTAATGCTGCTGGAACCACAGCAATTATCATGGAAGATTGCAGTGTAAATGTCACAAACGGATACACCTTTAACCTCCCTAATTGGCAATCCCCAGGTTCGATTGCTGCTTTTAATATAGGGCCTTTTGGAACCAATGATGGCTTTATAAATAATATCGGGGCTGCAACTGTGGCAATTTTTGCTGCAGGCGTTGGAAATGGTAGCGCTAATCCAATGATAATTAGTGGTCCTACTTTTTTCGGTCCTGGCATGACAATCAATTGTCCGGTTGATTGTGCTTCTGGAGCCAACATAGTTTCAACCAATAACCAGTATTTTGGCACCTTCACCTTCAATGGAAATTCGACTGCTGCATTCTATAATGACAGTTTTGTTACTGGGGCTGCTCCAGCTATCACAATGAGTTCCTCTGGAACTGTTTCTCTTTCAAATGTGGTTATAAAATCTACAAATAACCCTGCAATTACTGGAGCTGGTGCCGGCACGCTTACTTATTCAGGCCTCTCATTCATAGGCAATACAAGCTTTGCCGGAACTCTAACATTATCAGGAACTACACTAACTCCTGATATCAATACTTCCTTAAGTTCAGGTACATTATCTGTGAAGTCCACAACAGCCAATCCTGGAGATAATGCAGGATTTATCAGGACCATTGTAAATGGAACAACTGCCTATATTCCGTACTTCACAAACATCGCGCCTTAAAGAACAAATGCCACTTTTTACATATTAAATATTTTGATATGTTGAAGCTTCTCGCTAGTCCTGCGTAAAGGACGGTCGCGTAAGGGCTTCGCAACCCAAACCAGATATGATCGAGAACAGATGTAAGTAGGCTCGTCAACCGATCATCATATCGTAATGTATAAAGCAAGTGAATGGATTCGAGCTATCCGGAATTTCCGGTTAGCTGGACTTAAGCTGCTTTGTGCTTAAACATTTCAACCTAAGGGGTTGTCGTGTCTGGTATTACGAATACTGGGAATTTGGGCCCGATGATTTTGCAGTCGCTTGCGCCTGCGATGCTCTATGTGCCTACTCCCACAATGAACTACATTACGGTCTGTGATAAAGTCTCTATGCCTGCAAATGGCGGGACTACATGCCGTTTTATGCGCCCAAGAGCGCTTACACCGCCCACCATACAGTTGGGTAACTCTGGTATTGATCCTCCAGCTCAAGTGCCACAACGTGACATCATTGA